TGACTACATTTTGCACGCAGGGATGCGAGGACAGTATGGCGATTTTTACCACGTAAACGAGAAGACAGTTAGCGTTTGGATTAACCAATACTATGCACACCACCAAAGCCAAATTGTGCAGGAAGTGCAAGCTTTAAACAACAAAGAAAGCGAACCCAGCAACGAAGAGATTGCCTACTGGATTGAGGTTGGTAAACAGATTTTTAGAAAAAATTACCAGTATGCCAAGGAGACAGGGTATTGCTTAGACATTTCAGAGTGGGGAATGAACTGGTTTAATAAGTTCCAAGAGAAAGGAATTTTAAAGCCTTGGGAGTTTAACGTGGAAGAGATGGAGAACGACGTCAGAAAAGAGTTACGTTTGACGGTTAGATATGTAGACGAGACCAGCGTTGGCGCTAAGACAAAGAACAAAATTTGGAAATTGTTTATTTTACAGGCAATTAGAGAAAACAAGGATTTAGATAAATTAATATAACCAAAACAATTATGAGCAAAATTTACGGCGGCAACGCAAAGATTATCCAAACAAAATTTGGCACAATGACTAAAATTAGCCAAAGCAGAACTGACCTTGAAAAGTTATTGGCATACTTAAATGCCAACGATACCGAGTGGGTTAATCTAGTAATGAAGGAAAAGCAAGAAAAAGTTGAAGGCAAAGCAACGCATTATTTGGAGGTAGACGACTGGAAGCCTGTACAGGTAGCAAACAAGCCGACAGAGAAGCGAATTGTCGAAAACGATAACTTACCCTTTTAAATGAAAAAAAACGATTTGTACGCAATCTTTTCAGCGCTGGTAGGCATTACCCTACTGGCTCTGCTAAAGATTTCTAGCCTACTGCTTTTTATTGTGCTATTGGCTTTGTGGACCTTGGCTTGGTCTTGGATTTATGAACGCTGCAAATGATTCAGTTTAAAATAAACGAAAAGCCTTTAAGCGTTAATTTAGCTTGGCAAGGCAAAAGATTTAAAACGCTAGCCTACAAAGATTACGAGAAAGCAATGCTCTTGCGTATGCCAGCATTAAAAGTGGACACAAGCCAAATGTTAAGGGTTGAGTTTTTCTTTGGCTTTAGCAACTCAGCAAGTGACCTCGACAACCCAGTCAAGTTGTTGATGGACATTGCACAAAAAAAGTACGGCTTTGACGATAAAAATGTTTTTGAGTTAAACGTGCGAAAGTGCTTGGTCAAAAAAGGAGACGAGTTTATACAAATGGGCATTTATCAGCTATTACCTTTTTAATGAAAACAATAAATAGTTTAAGCGGAGGCAAGACATCTTCTTATTTAGCGTTGCATTATCCAGCCGATTACGAAATTTTCGCCTTGGTTCAAATCGAGGATATCAATTGCAAACCTAAAGATTTAAGCCTTGTAAAATATGCCTCAGAAAAACTAAGCAAAGATTTTATTGCAACGGCAGAAAGCGACTTGACTTTGTACGCAATGCGTGACTTAGAACAATTAATTGGAAAGGAAATTATTTGGGTTGCTGGCAAAACATTTGACGCACTAAACAAAAAGCAAAAGGCAATACCAAATCAGCAATGGAGGTTTTGTACAACAGAAATGAAAATGCGACCAATATTTGATTGGTGGTATAAAAACATTGGCGAAAAGGTAAAAATGGGCGTTGGCTTTAGGTACGACGAAAAGGAACGTGCAGAAAGGTTTAGTACAAGTTTTAAAGGAATTGTTGGGCAAAAAAACAATAGAAACCAATGGCAAGAAATAGAATGGAGAGAAGGTTATTTTCCATTAATTGAAAATAAAATTACTCATTACCCGATTTACCAATGGGCGCAAAAAAGTGGCATTATGTTTCCATCAGATAGCAATTGCGTTGGATGCTTTTGGAAGCCAGTACAACAACTTAGGAAAAATTGGGATAATGAGCCATTAAAAATGCAATGGTTTGCAGACCAAGAAAAAAAAGCAACATGGAAAAAGGAAATGAGTTATGAGCAAATTAAAACAATTGGTTTGCAGCAAGACTTTTTCTTTGGAACTGGTAGCGGATGCCAAGCTGGTTTTTGTACGGATTAAACAAAAATGTTGGTTTTAACTTGGAATCAAATAGCAATCTTATATTTGCGTAAAGATTAAGCAAATGAGCATTTACGAAGGGTTACTAATTAAGAAAGCAAGAAAGCAAGCTGGCTACAACCAGCTGGATTTGTGCAAGAAAATTGGATTGAGTCATGCGCCAATAAACCACGTCGAAAATGGTTTGGAGTCAATAAGCCTTTTTAACTTACGCAAGATTTGTGAAGAGATTGGTTTGGAGGTAGTAATAAAGCGAAAAGATGGCTAAAGGTTACCCGATTTCAAAGCCTGACTATTCGCTAGAGATTAGATACCGATTAAGGGACGGACAATGGTCGCCTTGGTCAAACAAAGGAAAAGGTAAATTTGAATGCATTGAACTTGTCCAGCGCCAAATAAGAACATTGGCAGCAGCTTACCAAGGACGAGAGAAAGAAGTTAGATTTGAATGGAAAGGAAAGCTTTGCAATTTTAGTGGCGAGCCAACTGGTCAAACAATAATATTAATGTAGTTATTTTGGGTTTTTGTTAAATGAAAAGGCTTGGGTTCTGCTCAAGCTTTTTTTTAAAATTTTAAAATATGAAAATTAACGAGGTAGGTTTTTGGGAAACAACAGACCAAACAGGACACGTTCACGATGTAAGCATTGCAGCGGCTTTATGCAAATACCTAGCGGATAAGAAAGCCAAGACAGTTGTCGACTTTGGTTGTGGTATGGGTGACTATGCAAAGTTATTTAAAGAATGGGATTACAATGTGGAGGCTTATGACGGCAACCCAAACACGGAAACCATAAGCGGTGGAATTGGAAAAGTGCTGGACCTTTCCAAGCCGTTTTATTTAGGTAAAAAGTTTGACGTTGTCATGTCGCTGGAAGTTGGTGAGCATATCCCAAAAGAATTTGAGGAACAATTTATTGACAACATAACAAAGCACGCTAAAAAGCATTTGATTATAAGCTGGGCGGTAATAGGTCAAGGTGGCGATGGTCACGTTAATTGTGCAAATAATGACTACATCATTGGGCAAATTGTAGACCGAGGATTTAAGCATAATGCAAAGGACAGTCAAACCATTAGGAACGCAGCAACAAATGCGTCTTGGTTTAGCTATACAATAATGGTATTTGATAAAATATGAAAACGCAAAAAGTAAAAATTTCTGAAGTTAAAATGAATCCTAATAACCCAAGGTTAATTAAGGATGAGAAGTTTGCAAAGCTTGTAAGGTCAATTAAAGAGTTTCCAAAAATGCTGGAAATTAGACCTATTGTTGTAAATGCTGACATGATTGTGCTAGGTGGTAACATGAGGCTAAAGGCTTGCAAAGAAGCAGGTTTAAAGGAAATATCAATCATTTTTGCGGATGACCTTACAGAGGATGAGCAAAAGCAATTTATTATCAAGGATAACGTGGGATTTGGTGAATGGGACTGGGAGCAGTTGGCAAACGAATGGGATGCTGATAATTTAGAAGACTGGGGATTGGATATTCCTGACTTTGAAGTTAAACAAGAGTTAAGTGCAGAGGAGGATGATTATGAAATGCCTGACGAAATTGAGACAGATATTGTTCTTGGTGATTTGTTTGAGATTGGAGACCACCGTTTGCTTTGTGGGGATAGTACTTGCTCAGATACAGTTGCAAAGTTGATGAATGGAGAAAAAGCAGATTTGTTATTTACCGACCCGCCTTATAATGTAAGTTTCAATGGAAGGAGTGGAAAATTTGACGTAATTGAAAATGATGATTTAGAAACTGAAGATTTTGATAAATTTATTGAAGAGTTTGCTCAAACAGTTCATACTTTACAAATTCCAATAAAATACATTTGGTGCAACTGGAAGTTTTATGGAACATTACAAAAGCATTTTGATTTAAATGCTTGTATAGTTTGGGCAAAAAATGTTTTTGGTTTAGGAAGAGGATACCGTCATCAGCACGAGTTTTGTTTTTTTGAGGGTAAATTAGATGATGGAATAAATAATGAAAGTGATTTGTGGGAAATAAAAAAGGATTCAAAATATATGCATCCAACACAAAAGCCAGTTGAATTATCTGCAAGAGCCTTAAATAACCATAAAAAAGCAAAAAATATTCTTGATTTATTTGGCGGAAGTGGTTCAACGCTTGCTGGCATTCATCAGTTAAAAAGAATAGGTTTTGTTATGGAACTAGACCCAAAGTATTGCCAAGTCATTGTCGATAGGATGCGTAAATTAGACCCAGATTTAATCATCAAAAAAAACGGAGTAACTTTGTAATATGGCACGACCAAAATCACCAATTGACTGGATTGAAATGGGACGACTCGTCCAAGCTGGATGCACAGGCGTCCAATGTGCTGCCTATTTAGGCATTGACGAGGAGACATTTTACAACCGATGCAAGGATGACCTCGCAATGGGTTTTACCGAGTTTTTGCGGCAAAATAGGAGCAAGGGAGATGCGTTGCTACTTGCCAAGCAATACGAGGCAGCTTTAAAGGATAAAGACCGTGGAATGCTTATTTGGCTAGGCAAACAAAGACTTGGGCAGAGAGATAAATTTGACCACGACCATACAACCAAAGGCGACAAGATAACGCCACCAATAGAGTGGATTCAATCCGAATAATAGACAAATACAAGCCTTTATTTTTAGAGGTCCCTAAAACACGTTATTATTTAATAACTGGCGGACGAGGTAGCGGAAAATCGTGGACATTGTCTATGTTTCTGCTAAACCTTACCTACCAAGAAGGTCACGTTATTTTATTTACTAGATGGACGCTAACCTCTGCGTTTATTTCGATTATCCCTGAGTTTATCGATAAAATTGAGTTAATGAATAAGTCAGACGACTTTGAAATAACCCAGTCGGAAATCATCAATAAGGCGACAGGCTCAAAGATTTTATTTAGAGGCATAAAGACAAGCCAAGGTACGGCAACGGCTAATTTAAAGTCAATTGCTGGCGTTACAACCTTTATTCTTGACGAATCCGAGGAGTTAATGGATGAGGATGTTTTTGACCGCATAGACCTATCTATACGTGCCGTAAACAAGCCAAACAGAGTTATTTTGGTAATGAATCCTAGTTACAAATCTCATTGGATTTATAACAGATTTGTAAAGCATACTCGCAATGATACAAGCTACATTCATACCACGTACTTAGACAACGAGCAGAATTTAAGTAAATCGTTTGTTGACCAAGCTAAACGAGTTGAGCAAGAAAACCTCCACCGTTACGAGCATTTATTTTTAGGCAAATGGCTAGAAGATGCAGAGGGATTGCTTTGGAATCGACCAATTATTGATAGAGCAAGAATAACGGCAAAGCCTGAATTGTCTCGTATCGTAATTGCTATTGACCCAGCAACCACCGCATCAATGGCGAGCGATGAGACTGGTATAATTGTTTGCGGCAAAGATGCCAACGGCAAAGGATATGTACTTGAAGACCTTAGCGGTAAATATTCACCAACGGAATGGGCAACAGTTGCATTGCAAGCATTTAAAAATTGGAATGCTGATTGCGTAGTTGCAGAGAAAAACCAAGGCGGCGACATGGTTGAAAATGTTTTGAGGTCGCAAAATGCGACTGCAAGAATAAAACTTGTAACGGCTACCAAAGGAAAGTTTGTAAGGGCGGAGCCTATCTATTCACTTTATGAGCAACACAAAATTTTCCACGTTGGAAGTTTTCCATTGCTGGAAAATCAAATGATTAGCTTTGAACCTGACAAAGGCAAATCACCTGACCGAGTGGATGCAATGGTTTGGGGATTTACAGAATTAATGCTTTCAAGCCAAGATTTTTGGCACGTTTAGAATATGGCATCATTTTTTTATTTTATTACCCTATTTTTACAAAAAAAGCAAACGGAATGAATTACATAGATAGAATTAAAGCCGCACTAGGTTTTAACCAAAAAGATTCTACTTACCTAAATGCAGTTTTTCCTTATTTGGGCAACAACGTCATTTGGACCGCACCAACTACGCAAAACTTTATCGAAAAAGGTCTTTATCTAAACTCTGACCTTT